ATGTTGTACAGGCGCACAGGCTTTCAATCATACCAATCCTTGGGAAGCTATGGTCGTTTGCTCTTGGCATGTGGACGAAGTTTTAATCTTAAAAGTTTTAGGGGGCCCGGGCAGGCTGGTAGGTTTTCCAGACTTTGTTACAAAGTGCCCCTATAATAAGCGCTAAAACCACGTATGTCCGCGAATGGTGATTCTAGGGGCTTCCCAGAGATTACTGCAGCCCCCCTGAGCCTTTGTAACATAAAACGCACTTCCTGTGCGGCTGTGCAGCACACTACCAATAGATATGTGCTATCATCCACACCAACCCATCCACACCAGAGGACTACTATGACTCCAGACCTGACTCCAAACATCAACCCCCTGCGGCCTGTCACGATCGGCATCCCCCATGCCGTAGCCCAAAAACTAACCGAGTGGCACAACGGCACTCTCGAAGATGCAACACTCACCGCCTTGCGGCTCTACCACGGCATCGGCCCCGCCGCGCACATCGGGCTCATGCAGGCTGCCCAAAATCTGGGCATCGGCCAAGTCAAAGCCATGCGCACCGCCATCGAGCTGCTCCTTGAGCAGACCAACAAGATCAAGACCATTCCTAACCCCAAGGGCCGGCCCGTCACCAACCAAGAGCGCGACACTGCCATCTTCCTGCGTATCAACGAAGGGGCAACTCAAGCCGAGGTGGCACACGCGTTCGGCGTCTCCCTTGTGCGAATTGGGCAGATCGTGGCCCAGCAACGCGCCCTGCGCGGACTCAGCTCCAAACGCAAGCCCCGAACAACCAACCACGGCCAACCACAACCCCCGGACATCGGCACCCTCTTTGACGCGCTGGACTCCGGCATGACCCGCGCCACTGCAGCCACCACATACAACCTGACCGTCGAACAGATCGAACGGGCCTATGCCGCATACAAAGCAGACCTACCACTCAGCCCGACCAAGGGGGACAAAGTATCTGCCGCCTATGCAGGCATCCATGCAGCGGAGAACCAACCAGACACGCCACAAGGCGAGGAAGTTTTAACCTTAAAAGAACCACGTAGACTGGCAGTCATCCCACCGTCCATGCGAGCCTCCACAGCTCCAACACTGCCGCCCCTCCCTGCGGACACCACACCGGGCCAGTCTGCAACGGACTTGATGAACAGCTTCCAACTGGACGACGACCTACTATGACACCCATGCACACCCTTGAGCTCGAACTACCCCTCGACGTGGCCGATGAACTCGCTGCCAAGGCTGGCAGTCTTGACGCTGCCGTGGTCCAAGCTTTGCAGGACTATCTGCAGTCGGAGCCTACGCACAAGGCCATACGGGATGCCACGATCAAACGTATCGTGGGGAATGGCAAACCCATCGAGCATGTCGCTGCCACCTTCGGCCTGACCGTAAAAGCTGTGCAAAGCATCGTGGAATAGCCAATCAGGGGGGCCAAAACGCCCCCCTCCGCTGTGCAGAAATGACTTGACATAATACCTATTATATGGTATACTGTAAGTCTGAGTGGGATATCGTGCCCAACTCGCGGCCAGCCTTACATATCTGCGGCCATGTTCCTTAACAACTTACATACCGTTAGGATAAATGGAGATGTTCAAACCTTTAAGGTTAAAACTTTCCAATCCGATCAAGCCGCCGCTGCAACAATGCAGAAATCGTTTAGTAGGAATTGCGCTGACAACAAGAAGGACATGGGACGAGCGTCGTGTAGGTAGATTGACAGTCAATTAAACGACTGCATCTTATGCCAACCCACACAGCCCGCAACGCCCAGCACACCCATAAGCAGACATGAGATCACTTCCCTCGATGAATAGGCGTCCCGTGTAGTCGGGTCATGTAATGGTGTAGCCCCGTAGGCAAGAGTCAAGCGGGCGATAGTTACATGCAATGCATATGCATACTACTTAAATGAGGGCGCTCCTCTCCGAGAAACCGTGACGAGCGCTGAGAGACTGGAAACCTGTGACATGACAACCAGACTCGGGGATGTGGAACCGGCACGCTGGGCTAAGCCACACCGACAACCTCTATCGTAGTCCAAGGACACCTCTCACGAGGTGGCATCCTGAAGGACATGGGGACTGACCCCCGTGTCCTTTGTGATGTGGCAATTCCGCCATATCTTTTAAGGTTAAAACTCATGAAACACACATGGCAACACTCACCGGGCAGCAAGCAGCACTGGCTGTACAAGGGCTCATCAATCGGAGCATCCCGTATCTTCGGGATGATCTACGAGGTCAACCCCACTGCGTTCACCGTGTACAGAGACCTGCGCGCCACAACGACTGTCAACCCATACCACCGCGAGTTCATGGCGCAGATGTCCACACTCGAAGAGGCTAAAGACCTGCTCCTCACCCTAATCAACAGCCGCATGGGAGAGACATCATGAAGAAGTATCAAGGGCCAGCCAAGCCCATACCCACGACCCGCGAGATCATCACCGACAAAGCCGAGCGTGTGATCTTCCTGCTGTTTGCCATCTTTTTGGCCGTGTACCTGTTGGTGGAGTGAGCCATGAACATAGCCGACACCGTGATCTGGTGTGACCTAGCGCGCCGGGAGTTCGACGACCACATCCAGTGGGTGCCAAGCTGGTTGGTAAGCCGAGATGATGTTCAACACTGGCGGTACAGCGTGCACCGATACCCATTCGTGCCGGGTTACCACCTCGTGCACTACCCCGGCGACGACGCAGATGACGACGACGATGTTGTCATCAGCACACACAAGACACTGGCCGAGGCCGTGTCCATCCTCAAACTCCTGCTGGCCAACGGCGGGGTTGTTTACTTCGACAACTAACTTTTAAGGTTAAAAGAAATGACCGAACCCATCTGCCCCTCGTGCTACATCGAGGACATACCCCTGCAGCGTTACGCGCTCGGGTATCGCACATGCCTCACATGCGGTGAGAAGCAAGCCAAGACTGAGCGCCGCCAGAAGGCCAGCATGTGCATACCGATCAACAAGTCCACGCCCACGTACATCAGCGACCCAAGTTTATTGCGCCAGCTAAACCCCAAGCGCGTTGGTTTGTAGTTATACTTTGACTGTTCACCATACAGAAAGGAACTAATTATGACCCGCACCACTCACGGCATGCACAAACATCCCGCATACAAGCGTTGGATTTACATGAAAGCGCGATGCAACACAGACCCAAGGTATATCGCCAAGGGCATCACCGTCTGCGACCGCTGGCTTCACAGCTTCGAGAACTTCTACGCCGACATGGGCGACCCGCCACCACGGCACACGCTTGATCGAAAGGACGGCACCAAGGGGTACAGCCCCGACAACTGTCGATGGGCCACGTACAAAGAACAGAACCGCAACCTCGCATCAAACGTGTGGATCGACGGCGAACTCAAGGGCGACATAGCGCGACGGGCGGGTGTAAGCCGCACCGCTGTGGACTACCGACGACGGCAAGGCTTACCACTTGACGAACCCAATATCGTTGAGCGAAACACATGCAAGGCAGGGCACGAATGGACTGAGGCCAACACGTATTGGACCGAGGTCAAGCGGAAACAGGGCGGCACACGACTGGCTAAGTACTGCCGGGCATGCCGCGCACAACATCAAGCAGACCTACGGGCCCGCAGGTCTGGAAACCTTTAACCTTAAAAGAAAGCACATCATGAACGCACACACCAAACTCACAATGCACCTGTCACGCCACATGTACAAGCGTGGCCAATTCAAAGGCGACGCACCTGCCGACTGCGGGCGCAGGGCCAAGACTCACTTCCGTGTTGTCAAGGGCAACGGCGGCCAGATGATCGTGCGTATGCACAACGCTGACCTCATCACTGCCTACGAGGATGGGCGCATCAAGCTCCACACCAACGGATGGCACACATCACGCACAACCCGTGACTGCATGGGTGAGGCACTGGCAAACTTCTTTGGGTGGGGGTATCTCTGCACCACGCGCTATCGCGGCTACTCGCAGACGGGCATCCGCATGAACGGTAAGACGTACCGCTACTATGACGGGATGGAGTTCAACGCCGAGGGCGCGCTGCTCAGCGAAGCCAAAGTGTTCACGGCCAAGATCACCGACCGCGAAGAAACCTCTGAGTTCCGCGCTGACATCAAAGCATCAGGGTTCGTTGGCATGTTCCCTATTCTCTATCACGCTGCCGAGGTACCTACGCAGACTTGGTACGGCCACCCCACCAAAAAGGTCATGAGCTGTGACTATCACGCCAACGACTGGCCCGGCGTTGTGGCTCTCGTCAAGTACCCCAGCTACTACTACCGAGCAAAGAATGAACCCAGACACCGCAACCACAAAGACGCCTTGCGAGCACTCGTCGCAAGCATCACCAAGAACATGACTAAGTTCGTCGACACCGACGTGACCGTCCTGTAAGCCGGGCGCAAGCCTATTGTTTTAACCTTAAAACTTCTCTCAACTCTTTCACTTCAATCTAGGAAATCATCATGAACGTCAATCTCAAGCAAGCCGCCAACCTCATCCGTAACGTGGGCTCCTCCAACACGCTCCTCCTGCGGGGTCAGCCCGGCATCGGCAAGTCCTCTATCCTGCAGACACTCGAACGTGACCTGCCTGACTATCAGGTGTGCTACATCGACGTAGCCAACCTCGACCTCGGTGACTTGGGTATGCCAGTCATCGACAAGGACACCATGACAACCAGCTACGCACCCAACGTGCGCTTCGGTGTGGGCCGTGGTCAGACACGCCCTGTGGTGCTCATGCTCGACGAGCTGGGCAAAGCGTCCCGCCCTGTGCTCAACATGCTGCTGCCTGTCATCCTCGAACACCGCATCGGTGATGTGCAGTTGCCTACTGGCTCTATTGTTTTTGGCACAACCAACCTCGACACTGACGGCGTAGGTGACAACATCCCTGCCCATGCGTTCAACCGCATGACTGTCGTGACTGTGGCTAACCCTACGGCCGACGAGTGGATTGATTGGGCCTCATCGCACAGCGTAGCGCCCGAGGTCATGGCCTTCGCCAAGCAGTATCCGCAGGTGTTTGACTGCTATGCAGACCTCGACAAGAAAGACAAGAACCCCTACATCTTCAACCCCATGACGGGTAACATTCGGGCCTTCTGCTCACCTCGTTCGCTGGCCAAGGCATCGAACCTTATCAAGCATCGCGACGTGCTCGGCTCTGCCCTGCTGCCAGCCCTCGCGGGTACTGTCGGTGAAGCTGCGGCCCGTGACATGGAAGCCCTTGTGAATCTGGCCGATCAACTGCCGCTGTTCGAGACCATCGTGAAGCAACCACTCAAGGCCAAAGTGCCTGATGGTGCTGGTGCACTGTTCATCCTTGCGTTTATGCTGGCGGGTCGTGTCGATGCTGACACCCTCGACCCTGTGATGGACTACGCCGAACGCTTGTCAAACGCATCGTTCGAGGCACACGCCCTGTTCATCACCGCGCTGTGCTCCAACAAGGGCAAGGTTGGCATGGCTTGCAAGAACCGCAAGTTCACGGCACACGCCGCCGTGCTGGGCAAATACTTTTAAGGTTAAAAGAATGGCAACCTACACCGTGCAAATACAAACAATCGAGCACTACACCATCAACGTGGAGGCCAAGGACAAGGAGGACGCAGAGGAGAAAGCGTGGCGCTTGTTCCCCCACTACAGTGCCGACTACGGCGAGAACAACGTAACCGAAATAACCTGCGAAGAGGACAACGAATCATGCTAATCATCGAAACAACCAGCAACGGCCGCACGATGGTCACTGTCAAGAAAGACTGGCACCCCAGCCGTATGGGTTCTTACTACACACCACCCTTGCGTAACTTCGTGAGTGGGGACAGTGCCGAGTACGTGCAACGTGCGCTGCTCAAAAAACCCTTAGCCTTGCTCACCCCGTGGTGGGCAGGTAAGTAACTTTTAACCTTAAATCTTTTGGAGAGAATCATGAACGTACAAGATCGCATCAAGCGAGCGCACATCAGCATCATGCAGCACAAGAAGTTCTGTGCTTACTCAGGCGTGCTGGCCTGTGGCAAGGTCAATGTGGGTGACGCTGTACCCACGGCGGCGACTGACGGCTGGAACGTCATCTACAACCCCAAGTTCGTCGAGGAGCACGCCAAGACTGACCCCGAGCTGCGCTTCCTTGTGCTGCACGAGGCAACGCACAAAGCCTATCGGCACATGGTCACATGGAAGGCACTTCACGAAGAAAACCCACGCCTTGCCAACATCGCGGCCGACTACTTCGTCAACCTTACCCTGCAAGACACGGACGATGGTGAGGGCTTCATCAAGATGCTTCAGATCGGCGTACCGCCCGAAGCCAAGTATCGCGGCTGGTCTGTGCAGATGATCTATGCCGACCTCAAGAAACAGCAAGAGCAAGAGCAAGAGCAAGACGGCGATGGTGGCGATGGAGGTGGGTTTGACGAGCATGATTGGGACGGCAACCCGGCCAATGGTGACCCTGCCAAAGAGCAAGAGCAAGCCAACGAGATTCAACGCGCCATTCGCCAAGGCGAAATCTTGCGCAAGAAGCTGGCAGGTAAGGGTGCTGGGCAGTCCGATGGTGTGTTCGGTGATCTCATGACACCCAAGATCGACTGGAAGAAAGTGCTGCGTGAGTTCATCACCGAGACATGCGCGGGTCGTGACGAGTCCTCATGGCGCAAGCCCAACCGCCGTTTCCTTGCACAGGACATTTACATGCCGACCATGCTCGGCACAACGATGACGGAGCTGGTAATCGGCTTCGACACATCGGGCTCGATCTTTGGTGGCGATGAGATGACGCGCTTCGTGTCTGAGATCAAGACCATCGTAGAGGACGTCAAGCCAAGCAAGGTGCATGTGATCTATTGGGACACCGAAGTTGCAGGACACCAGACGTTTGATGACGGCCAGTTCGCTGTGCAAGACCTACGCATCAAAGGCGGCGGGGGCACAGACGGCTCGGTGCTGTTCGATTACCTGCGAGACAAGCACATCAACCCTCAAGCCATTGTGCAGTTCACCGATGGCTATGTCGGGAGCTGGGGCCGCAGTGATGTGCCCACGCTGTGGGCTGTGACATCTGATCTGGTTGCTCCGTTCGGCACGACGATTCGTGTTGAGGTCTGAAACTTTTAAGGTTAAAACAAATGATCACGATAAAAACCATGATACGCCGTTGGTTGCTGGACAGCCAGCCCGAGAAGATGCGGGGCCTGAGTGTGGGGTTAGAGGATCGACCCCCAACAACCATGGTTCGGACGTTCGCAATCAGCGAAGCCATGAACGGTTCGTACATCACATTCACTCGGCGTAAGTACAACCACAACGGGCCTGACGACTACCGCCAAGAAATTTATATCGTGCATCCGGACGAGACATTGGTTGATGCGATCAGCACCGTGCTGGTCTTAACGGAGAAATGAAATGGGATACAGATCAAATTTAATGGTGCTCATATACCCCGACGCGTGTTCGAGTGAGGAAGAGCAGAGTGCCAAGTACGAGCAGCTCAAGCTGTTGATGGGCACGACGTTCAAAGATGTGTTCGAGGAGTTTGACGAGTGCCTGACGTGGATGGATGCAGACCATGTGCTGAAGTTTGCGTTTGAAGATGTGAAGTGGTATCCGAGTTACGGCGACGTGAAGATGTTCGAGGACATGCTGAGTACGTTCAAGGGTAGCGGCGATGACGCCGAGGACATCAAAGGTTACTGCACAGAGTTTGTTCGTATTGGCGAGGACACCAACGACGTAGAGGAGGTGCACACCGGGGACAACAACCACTACTACCTGCAGGTTCGCAGGACTATTGAATGCAACGTATGAGGAGCATGACATGCCAACACTTACCGCAAAAGAGCTCTCAGAGCAGGACCCCAAAAGATTCCAAAGGGAGTATTCAAAGTGGAGGGAGTACGCCTGTGACCACGACTGGTGGGAATACATTGAGGAGGGCTTCAAGAGCGACATGTCCCTCAAGGGTATCTCTGTCTCGCACGTCTACTTCAGCGTGGGGTACTGCCAAAGCGACTACGCATCGTTCGAGGGAGGTATCAGCGTAGACGAATGGATGGCGTACAAGGGCTACGACGCGACATACCCGGCCTTGTATCTGGCCGCGAAAGATTACTGCGAGTTTGCTTCAGTGACCAGCAGTAGCCGAGGGAGCTGGCCGCGAGTGAACCTAGACGGTAACGTCGTGGGCAACACACCCCCCGCAGGGGTTTTTGCTGGGCTTGATACCGAGACATGGGACGAGCTGATCGAGGAGCAGTACAGCTCTGCAGGGCTTGAAGATGAGATGCAGTCAGATGTAGAGGCACTGTGCCGCCAGTTGTACCGTGACCTGCAAACCGAGCAAGAGCACTTGACGAGCGAGGAATCGTTTATCGAGTCGTGTGAATGCAATGAAATAACTTTTGAAACTGAGGAGTGTGAAGCATGAAATACCAACTTTCCATGAGCGGTAGACAGATCATTTTGACGGAGGCCCAACTGGAGCTTCTGATAACGGCAGTGCAAGACGCCGAACAGCTCAGCGAGAAATACGTGGGCAGCGGAGGAGGGTCTCAAGGGTCCAACAACAACTACATTCCGGTGATCGAGCGCAAGCTGATGCACGATTGGCTACAGGTACAGGTCATGCAGGATGACTTCGTGGATACCGTCAAGCTCTCCATGAAGTTGACCCCGCCGGACAAAAACTTTTAAGGTTAAAAGAAATGGAACGCACATGGAAATTTTCAATGAATTACAAACGCGGCCCCGCGTGGGACATGTTTGAAGACGGCAAGCTAGTGGCTTATGCCAAACGCGCTAAGAAGGAAGGCTGGTTCGTACGAATCAGCGAGCTCAACGGCACACCTGACACCGAAAAGCTGTACATCGGTGACGATGTTTTCCCCATCAACTTTATGAACATCATGCTATCAATGCACAAGAAAGACACACCATGAACTACATCACTGATACCAAACCCAACACCGTAGCCGGTGTTGCTCGCTCCGCCATGATGGTGGACCTGCACATCTCTGTGTACTCGGGGCGCAAGCAGGACAAGACCACGCAAGGCGAGGTCACCACGGCCAAGGGCTCCGGCTCGAAGAAGGCTGCGTCCGTGTACAAGAACCTGTTTGCTGAGTGCAAAGAACTCGACGACCTGACCAAGTTCCAAGCCCGGGCCCGCGCCGAACATTACCGCCTGACGCTGCCGTGGAACGACCAAGGCGCACGACTGCTACCCACTGCGTCACTGCTGGAGTATCAGCAGACCATGGGCCGGTATCGCACTGAGTTTGAGCGACTGGTGGACGCGTTCCTCGACAAGTACGACACGCTGGTTGCGGCCGCTGCGTTCCAGCTTGGCACGCTGTTCGACCGCCAAGAGTACCTGTCCCGCGCTCAGGTGGCGCTGCGCTTTCGCATGGAGTCGAGCTTCACGCCACTGCCTACCTCGGGTGACTTCCGCCTTGACGTGGAGAGCTCAGTGCAGCGTGATCTGGTTGAGCAGTACGAGCGCCGCATGGAGGCCAAGCTGGCACAGGCTAACCAAGACTCGTGGAGTCGCTTGCATGAGGCCCTGCTGCGCCTGTCTGATCGGTTGGTGGTCGAGGAAGATGGCACCAAGCGCAAGTTCCACGACACGATGGTCACGGGCGCGCTGGAGTTGTGCGAGCTGCTGACCGTGATGAACGTCACCAAAGACCCTCAGCTTGAGTCAGCGCGGCGTAAGGTTGAGGGAGTATTGTCTGGTGTAACACCAAAGGAATTGAGAGATGAGCACAGCACGCGTATCCAAACCAAGCAGCAAGTTGACGCCATCCTCGACGCCTTCGATTGGGGGGTGGGGAGTGATGATGCCGGACTGGAGGGATAAGGATGCAACACGCCAATACCTAAACACACGACGCAAACCAATGCAACCAACAAATGAACGCGAATACAGATACGAAGAACGCGATGGCGAGTTCATGCTCAAACGCTGGCATGACGGCGTTGAGACCTCATGGCGAGGCGAGTTGGACAGCCGGCCTGAATGGCTTGAGTGCATCCTCAATACAGCAAAGGTTGGGGGGCACCTCAAGCGTGTCTCTCAACCGCCACCAGACGCCATCGTCTGGTTCACCACCGATCTCGACAACAACCTCTTGACCTTCTTGGAGCTTACATGAACTATGACAACCTAACGGACGAAGAGCTGCTACGAGTAGCTGACGGCCAAGCAGGGCTTATCAAAGCCCTTGCCGAACGATTGGAGATGCGCTTGCGCGACATCGAAGATCAAAGCAAATCCACCCCGGTCGAGGATGACCGCCAACTCAAATTGTTTTAAGGTTAAAAGTTTATGCCTGATCTCAAATCTGAACTGAGCAAAGTGCTCAGCGAATGGAACCCTTCGGAGACAACTATGACGCAACCCGCAGCGCCCACGACCCCGCCTCCCTTCTCAGTGACCAACAACGTGACCCGCGTCACGTTCAACTACGTGCGAAACAACCCCGGCAAGACCCGTAAAGAGGTCGCTCTTGCGTTGGGTGTGCAAGGCTTTAAGGTAAGCTCTGTGACCTCACTGCTCGGACAGATGCTCAAGCAAGGAATGATGCGCGAAAGCGCACATCTGCTCTACGTCACAACCAACGAGTACGCCCCCATCAAATCAAGCAAGACCCTCAAGGGGCTGTCCGAGAAGCCTCAAGAACAACAGCGCAAGAAGGTCATCATCGTCCGCAAGGGCGTGCCTGCGCCGGAGCCTACCCCGGAGGTTAAAGAGTGGCAGCCCAGCGATGTGATTGACACGCTGACGGTGCACCAAGCCATCGCACTGTTCAGAGCATTGCGTAACATCTTGGTGAGCTAATATGACTGACTGCAAACATCGTTGGGAGCCTGTTGAGGGCTCCCCTATCTACCGCTGCGCCCGATGCGGCGCATTCTTAAGGATTATCAAATGAACAAAGAAACAGGTGGGCCAGCATTTCCTTGCGATCTGGCTATGTATGACCAAGAAGTGATTGACGCTATGCAAGGCATGACCCTGCGCGACTACTTTGCAGCCAAGGCGATGCAAGCGTTAATTGACAATGATAGTTTATTTTCAGAGACACCGACACAGGCTTACGAAATTGCAGATGCCATGCTGAAAGCGAGGCAAGCATGACCGAAGACGAAAAGCCAACCCCGGCTGATGGCCAACTGGTGTGGGTGGTGGTGGCGTTTATCACGCTGATGCTGGGGCTTTTAACTTTGAGAAGTTGTTTATGACACCGAACACAATCCAATTCAGCGGCACAGACAGCACATGGGTGATGCGTATTACCGCAGATCGCCGAATTGAGGTGAATGAAGACGTTGAGGTCACTAAAGCGGCGCAGGATGTTCTGGATGCCTTGCAGCATTTGTTGAAGCCAGCACCTGTGCAGGAGCCTGTGGTGTGGATGTGGCAGCAAGCCCCAATTAAAACTCAGTGGGGGGATGAGATGGTTGTGGCTGCTCTTGCCATCGACAGAGATCACACGGTGTCTATTTACTGTGAGCGCGACCAGACCGCCAAGGTCGAGGCTATGTTTACCCCACCCGCAGCACAGCGGCAATGGGTTGGGCTGACGGAGGAGGAGCGCACAGAAATCAGGCGAGAACATTACGCACGAACACTTCCACTTATGGATGCGGTTGAAGCCAAACTCAAGGAGAAGAACACATGACACCAAAACAAGAAGAAGCGTTGCGAGAATATTTGCGTGAGGCTGTCGTGCCGTTAATCGAAGATGTGCTGGTCAAGAAGCTGGGGCAAGCCATGACGTTTGCAAAAGAAGAACTTATTCAGCCCAAGCGTGAATGGCGGGGTCTGACGGAAGATGAACGCGACACAATTTTAAGATCAGAGAGCAGCATCTTTGAAATGACCGAAGCTATTTTGAAAGCGAAAAACACATGACCCCCGAAGAACGCGAGAAGGCCATCAAGCGCAAGCCGTGGAAATTCTGCCGCAAGTGCAAGTGCGACATCAAGTCGCCCACACAATACTGCTATGACTGCTACAAGGGTCATAACTTTACCGCCAGTCCTTATGGACTGATCAACGCAAACAAGGCGTTTAAATTCGTGCCCTCGGAGAACAGATGA